GGAAGTCCTCACGGTCCGCGGGCTTCTCTTCGGCTTCAAGGGCCGCTTGTCGCATTCCGGTTAGGTCGGGGAAGCCGGAGCGGAGGCCAGGATTCACGCGGTGCCAAATCGCTTCGTCGCGCCAATCGAATCTCTTCGGCGGCTCAAAAATGATCGGCAGATAGGAGGGATTCACAATGTCGCCCGCGGCGACTTTCCGGGCGTAGGCGTATTCTTCGTGCGCAAGGTTGTCGTGCCCGCGGCCCGCCGTGGTGATGATCACTAGCAACGTGTTCGGAATCTTGAACAAGCCGGATTTGAGCGCTTTCCAGAGACGCCGGTTTTTCCAGATATGCAGTTCGTCGACCAATACGAAATACGGCGTTTTGCCGTGTTGCACGTCACCATCGGCCGCAATCGCGCGTAGAACTGAACCTGAAGCTACGTGCTCCATCGTTAGTTCGGAGTCGACAACGTGCGCCGCCTTGCTCAGCAGCGGCGTGGCCTTTACGAAGGCGTTCGCCTCATCAAAGGCAAGCTGCGCTTGATCTTCCGAACCGGCCGATAAAATACAAACGCCGCCGGGCGTCCGTTCATGACCGAATGAATGCAGCAAGCCTAGGCCCGCGCCGATCGTGGTCTTGCGAGCGCCGCGCGGGATCTGAATATAGACCGTGCGCACAATGCGGTTACCGCTTTCATCAGAGGGGCCGTAAATGCGCCGCACGATCCGTTCCCAGAACGGCGCAAGCTCGAATGCGCGGTTGCGGGCGGCCGATTTGGGATGTCTGAGCGCACGAAAGAACCGCGCGGCGCGCTCGCCGCGGCCGTGCGGGTCTTCTAACGGGGAGTTGTCAAACACCCAATGCGGATGAATCGTCGTCATTGGGGCTTTCACAGACGGTGGGACGCGACCGCGAGACGGGAGTTAAGCCAAGTTCGGACGCCAAAAGCCGCGCGCGCGTCATGGCATCGCTTTGAATCTTGACGGCGGGATGCGCGCGCGGGCCGCGATCGGTCTCGACAACGTGCCCTGCCCGCTTGATCAGCCGTTCCATCTCGCGCACCTGCCCGATCGCAACGCAGTAGTTTTCGAAGCTTGCAAGATCGGCGTCCGTAAGAATTCGGCGCTCTACTAAGATCGGCATGACCCGCCGCCACTCAGACTTGGCGTCCGTTGAGAGCCAACCCGGAGCGGTTGAAATATTTGGCACCGGCTTTTGATCCGGCTCTATCTGGGGCTTGCGGCCTCTCACGGTCCAAGCCTTTCAGCTCGGAATTCGAGCGCCTTGCGGCGTCCGATTTCCTTGATTTGTTTGACGGTGAACGGCTGGCCTTCGTAGAAAATCCGATCGGCTGCGGTCACGCCGTCAATGAAGCGCGTCCGAAACACAACGATACGGTCGGTTGATGCGCCGCTCCCCCTGATATATTCGTCCGTCCTGGCTTCGATTAGCTGTGCCCGCAACGTCGCGATCGGCGCCCATGTCTCTTGTGGCGTACCGGCGTCACCAATGGTCGTGGTCGCCCGCTGAACAATAATCTCGCGATCGAGGTTCCCGGCGCGCATTAGGTCCGGTCCTCAATCAAAGCTTCAAACGTGATCACGCCATGGGCCGTGAGCCCATCGGGATCACGCAAGTAGCGAGCGCTTTGCAGCCGCGTGTCGCCGCAATGGAAGCCGTTGCGCGTCCATATCTGCCGAATGAGCGCCCTGCGGACCGCCGCGGTGATCGCTTTCACGCCCTCCAATCCCGGCTCGCGGTTCCAAATGTGCATGGTCGCGAGCAAATGGGTGTAGCGCCCGACAACATCATCGGCCGGAAGCTCTTGATCCTCGCCCATGTTGATGCGCGGGAATAGTTCGGGCCTGCCGTTGGCATCGATGATGTTCCCAGCCGGAATGAGGGCAATCACGTCGCTGTTCGCGATCAAGATTGACCGGGCAGCAAGCTGAAATGCGAGGGAAGCACTCATTTCTGCCAGTTCTCCCGCGTGGCTTTCGCCGCGCCGCGCTTGATCCGGTTCAAAATGCGCTTCTTTAGCAGGCGATAGGCGGGCCAAAAGAACGGTTGCGCCGCTGATCTCGTGGTGCCGTACTCGACCAAATGCGGATATCGCACCTGAGAATTGCCCACCGTGATCATCACGGCGTTCTCAGGCACCACTTGCGAGCCGCCCGGCTGCGAATACGGCGGCGTGGTGTTGCCCGCCGTGGTCATGGTGATTGTTTCGATCAAATCGCTGGTAAGGCGCGACGCCTCGGCAAGCGCCTTCATCGCGTCCACAAGCTCTTGCCCTGAAGCCGCCAAAGCCGGTTGCGTGGCGTCCCTGACAGCCTTGGGGATCGCCTCTAGGCGTTTTAGCAGCCGCGTGAGTTGGTCAGAGGCCATGCTCAGAACGCCCATGCGCGATAGGGAGTGAGCAAATCGAGCAAGCCGAAAGGCAGCTCTTGCGACGTAATGCCGATCAACGAAGCTTCCCGGTTCTCATAGAGATGTGCCGCAAGCTGGCGAATGGCCTCTTTTAGGGCGCCGGGAACGGGATCAGCGGGTGGCCAATCCATGCCAACAAATTTCGAAATCCAATCCTCAGCGGCATCGATCTTGCTCGCGAGCAAATTATCATCCGTGGTGAAAGTGATGTTTAGATGCGCCTTCAGATCGGCAACGTCGATCACGGACATAGGGTCGATTCCCTATTTTGAGAAAAGTCTGTTTTTGCGGATTCTTGCGCGGCGGGGGTCCACCGGTCCCTTGAACCATCCTGAAAGTTTGGAACCTCCCCCGGTGACCATCCATACCGTTTGCGCGGCGGCGGCGGATTGGCGATCACCTTCGCAATCTCTGCCTTGGCGTACTCGCGTACTCGACTTGGCTCTAAGCCCGCGAGGGTACAGACTTCATCGAAGTCTTCGCTTGGTTCGGTCAGCCATTCCCGCGCGCGCATTCCATCCATGCGAACACTGGCGCGGCTTTGATCCGTGAACCGCGTTGCGTCATCGAGCGCCTGTAACAGGACACTGTGCCAAAGGTGTTGCGTTCCGTTTCTGCAATCGTTCACTGCGGCAGCTTTCGTTCCAGTGATTGCTTGCGGCTTGAATGGCACGGCGACGACGCCATGGGCTGCCAGTTGGTTCGGTCCCAAAACAGGCGCATGTCGCCACGGTGCGGAATGATGTGATCCACCATGTCAGCCAATCGCCCACAGCCGCACGCACAGCGGTTGTTGCCAGCGAGGGCTAGGTAGGCGTGGGCCTCGCGCTGCCATCGCGCGTCATAGCCGCGCTGGCGTGCTGAGGGCCTATTGGCGTCATAGCTGGCCTTACGCTCGCGCTGGCATACGCACATGATGCCTGCCGCAACGGTCCTGCCACAGCTACAGATTCGGGGTCCGCGCATGGGCATTCAAGCCACCGCGCCTAGGGTCTTGAGGCTCTGTAAGCCGTCGCGATCAATGGTCGAGTTATCAAGCGTCCGCGGAACGGTTTCGTCAGGCTCAGCGCCACCATGAACGGCGCGAAGCATTTCCAGATGGCCCTTGTACGCTTCCGTGATTTCCGAGGCGGTTGCTTCCCACGTGACGGCGGGAGGCCAACCTAACCAGCCGGTGCCGATCCGGAACAGCTTGGCGTAATACTCAGGGAACGGAATGGATTCGCCGCTTTGAGCTTCCGGCTTATCCGGATCGACGCCAGCCAAAGCGAGAATGTGCGAAGGCAGCGCTTGCAGCAGTGGGGGCAAAACCTCAATAAGCGGCATGTCGGCAATGAATTGCAGAAACTCGCGGCAGTTCGAACTGAGTTCAATTACGTCGGCAATCACAGAAAGCTTGCCCTCAGCACAAGCGGCAAAGAGCGTTTGGAAGCCATAGCGGCTTTCCAATTGCGAAGCGGCTCGCAACGATGCACGCAAAGAGAGGGCCTGATGACCGATCTTCAACGGGATATCGTTTGCGAGCCGCATAGCAGTTAGACCGGCCGAATGCTGCCGTTGGCCAGCTTGGCCGCGACGGCAAGCGGCGCATTGCCGCTGTTCCCCGATGGCGTCACGGTGATCCGGGCGTATTTCTTGCTGCCGATATAGCCAATCTTGCGAGTGGCATTGTCAGCCGCGAAGGTGAAGCCCGCGGCCGCTTCCGGTGCCACGCCCACGGTCTGACTGAGCATGTCCTGGTCCGCAACCGCGGCCGCGTCCGATTGATCAGCCGCGTCGGCCTCTTCCATCAGCACGGCGAAGGTTGCGTCCGCATCGGCAAGCGTGCCGGTCAGGATCGCGAACGAAAGCGACTGGTAGCCGCTCCGATCAATCCACGCGCCGACTTGGGCTGTGTTGTCCGCCACCACGACGGGCGGAATGGCGACCCGATAGACTTCGTTGTGAATATTGTCACGCATCGATGTTTTTCCAATCTGAGATAGAGAGATGCGAGCGCAGCTAAGCGCTCGCGTGTTGATGGCGTTAGCTAACAGCCATCTTGAGCTTGCGGATGGCTTCGGCCTTCACCACGTCGCCGCCAACGCGACGGCGAGCATGGAACCGGACAAGTCCCTTGGTCGCCTGGGTGAAGGGATCGCGGAGGAACGAGAGGGAGACGCGATCGTAGATCCGATAGGCTTGGTTGAAATCACCAAACACGATCGGGAACGTCCCGGACGCGATGTCAGGCATATCGACCGTTTCGATTACCGGGCGGCCAAGGATCGTGGACGGATTTCCGATCGCCAGCGAGTCGGCCCAGAGCGGTGCGCCAACCGAAGTTGACAGCTTGCGCACGGCCGCGACCGACGTGCTGTTGATCATCCACACGCCGTTGCCGCGGTAAGCGGGCGGCAACGAGTGAAACAGGTCGATCAGCCCATTGAGCTGCAGAACGGTCGCGTCCCGTTCGGCACGTAGCTAACGTCAGGATGCACCATGATGCCACGCGGCTGCTTGATGCCGGTGCCGTTCACGAAAGCCATGCCCTCTTTCTTCCCGAAGTCCTGCGCCAGGGCGTCCGACAGTTCCGCCTCGACATTCTGAACGGCGTCTTCGAGAAGCTGGACGGAAATATCGGTATAGGTCTTCATTCCGAAGATCGGAATTTCGACTTGGCCGAACGCGGGCTCCGACTCTTCCGCGTCTTCAACTTCGCCTTCCCAGAGCGCGCCGGTGATGCCCGTTCGCACCGGCAGGATCACGGAAGGGCTCGCGGTCTGACCAACGCGAGCCGCCGCCCGAACCGGGGAAAACTGAGTGAGCAGCCGGATCATTTCGACTGAGATTTCCGGAGGCGCGAGATAGCCGCCGCGCGGGTCGTCGCCGACGATCAGCGACTTGATTTCCTCAGCGCCCATCTGCTCGCGACCGCGCCGCAGGAACGTGCCAAACGCCTTGCGCTCGATTTCCTGATTGTCGTTCGCGGCGTTCGCGGCGTTGTCATTGCCGGGCCGATTGAGCTTGGCCTCAATCTTGTCCAGGCGATCCGTGAGCTTGGCGGCATCGAGCGACTTCGTTTCGATCGCCTTCAGGCGCCCATCAACGGACTCTTTGAGTTCGCCGAGCGCCTTGGTCACGACTTCGGCGGGGTCGCCGTTATCGTCCTTAAGCTCAATCAGGCAAGCGGTCTTCATTTTCGATCCTCACTTGGTGCGGAACGCCAACGCGGCGTGGTAGATGGCGGCGACAATTGCGAACAATGCCGAAGCCGATTTTGCGCTGGTGACCCGCGCGCCGGGATGCATCGGAATGGTGACCAAACTAACTTCGGCCAATTCCAGTGATTTGATGATGCGACCGCCGCCCCTGCGGCCCGTCGCCTGCTTAACGCTGTAGCCGATCGACAGGCCGGTGATTGCCTTGGCCTGGACGAGGGCGCGAACCTCGCGCGCGCGCGCCACATCAGCAATCAAAAGCCGTCCCTTTACCGAAAGGCCATCGGCGGTTTCCGTGATTTCGTCCCATACGCCAACCGGCTCAGAGGGATCGTGTTGAAACAGCATTGGAAGGTGGGATGGCGAAAGGAACGCGCCCTTTTCGATGATGTCGCCCATACGGTCGGGAGTGCCGAAAACCCAAGCCTTCCCCGTGATCGCGCCGGTATCGTCAACGCCAAATGCCGATTTGACTTCAAGCTGTTGCATCGCCCTGCCCTTTCTTCGTGACGCCAAACCAGAGCGTTTCGAGAATTGAGACTGCAAGCGGGTAGATTTCCGCGAGCGGCCGATTGCTCGCGTATGCGGACACAAGCGCGTCCGCTTCCTTTGGGGCGGTGCCGCCACCAACGAGCCCAAGCCGGATCGTTTCGGTTACATCGGCATGTCTGAAGTCGCCTGCGAACAAACGGCGGCAAAGCCCTCCGATGCCCGCGCCGGTCTTACGTTCAAGCTCAATGATCAGTTCAGGCGTAATGCAGAAGTCGTGTTCGGCGTCACCAAAGAATGCACGATGTGTTAGCTCAGACATTTATCTGCCTCCCACCAAATTATTGAGGCCACCAAGTCCACCGCCGCTGCCGTTAAGATCGACAATGTCGAAACCGGCAGAGACGCACTGTGAGCCGCAAATAACTTCGCCAAAGATCAGCGGAACCGCGGTGCCTTGCTGATTGACGTTGATGGGGCCGCTGAAGGTGAACGACCCGGTGTTGCTGCTTTCCGGCTTTACCGCCGCGCTGAT